GTTCGGTGTTCATTGTAGCCTGAATGATTTTTAACTTGGAATTTCTACCAAGGAACCAAGACGGCATAAGATAAGAAGCAAATTCTGACTTCGAATGACGAGGCGGCATGTTGACTATCAAACGCTTCAAGTCACCCGACGCTATGCGCTCAAGTTTTTCAGAAATGATTTTATGGTGCCGGCCAACAATAAAGCCTTCATATACGTGCTGCACGTATGCCATGAAATCTTCTTGAGCCAGATCGCGGGTCTCCAGGCGCTGTCTTTGCTCTTCAAGCAGCAAGACTTCCTGTAACACCTCTTTGGGGAGAGCATCAAGATTCATGGCCCAACGATATTACACTCAAATGAATTTATCAAACCCTGTAATATATACACTATTTAGTAACACCACACATCAAATATGGGGGGAGGGGGCAACACGATAAAAACTTATTTGCCAAATCCACCCAGTAACCCCTTGGGTTCGAAGAACGTGTGGCTTTACTCCCCCCCTCCCACCCAGCGTGGCGCGTGGTAGGCCGCAGTCAACACATTTATTCAACTCATATGATTATTTTTCGTCTCGCCACAGGCTGGGATATTTGCTAGCTTATAAGAGTCAATAAGGAGGACAACCAATGACTGATGTTAAACCCAATCTGGACTGCGAATACTGCTGGCTGATCGTCAACGAGTTCGGCGGCGACTACGCCTGTGATGAATGCGTCGAGGACGCGGAAGAGGAGGACAACCAATGAAGCATCTACATCTCATCGCCAAGGCTCTTGGCATCACCATCATCAAGACCACCTATCAGGGCTATCCCGGCTACACCATCACTGGGATGGGATGCGCCGAGGTGCATGTAGACACCGTCGCAGATGTCGCGCAAAAGCTGGCCGAGGTCATCGAGCGCCAGCGGGAGGCGGCGTGATGTTGGAAGCAAACAAGAAGCTGGCTTTGCAGCAGACCATCGATGGCATCAAAGCCTGTGTCACATGCTTGGAGAGCCAACTCAAAAACCCTGACGACAAAGCACTCATCTATTTTCTAGACCGGACAATACGCGAGTGCCGACATCTCAAGTACGAGATCGAGCTTGAAAGCCAAGCGGCAGAATGACAGAGAGGAGGCGGCTGCGGTCGCCTCTTCCTTATTTATTTATGACTGTATTTTTTACTCAGGACGCAGGCCGCAGAGCGCAAGGGATCGAGGAACGTGTGACCCCCGCCCGTCAATAAACCCACCCAATTCCGCGCGCAGTTAAAGGCGCAGTCAAGTAATTTATTTAGTTTTTTTGTTAATATTTTTCTTGGCCCGATCTCTTAAAAGGGGCATACTCGGAATATGGGAATTATCCCATTGTTGAAGCCATCAACTAGAGGAGAATAGAAAATGATGGAAGATGAAACAAAGAAGTTAGAGCAGAAGCAGGATGTGCTTACCAGCTTGCTGGAATTATATAAGTACACTCGGGGCGAGATCGTCCGCATTGATGCACTGAACCATTTGAACACAGTGTCCAACTTCGTCCGCGAAGTCATCGCCGAACAGAACGCTGACGTGACTGTGGCCCACCCGATGAAGGGAAAGCCAAAGGTTGCCGAGGCCAAGGTCATCAAGGCCATAGATCTGCTGTCCAAGGAATGGCTGTCCGCGCAGCAGCTTGCCGGTCGTGTAAATCTCAGCAAGAGCAGCGTGGTCACCGCGTTGATGCCCGCCGTCCGCAAGCGGGCTATCGTGGCAACACAGCGGATGGGTAAGTTGGCTAAGACCAAGTACCGTGTAACAAGCATCGGATAGATCGCTGTCGATGGCACTAGGCTCACGCTGGAACAGCGATCTTGTTCCTCCACAGCGTGAGCCATTTTTTTCTTCTAATGCCCGCTACTTTGGGCGAAGTGCGCAGGCCGCAGAGCGCAAGGGATCGAGGAACGTGTGGCTTTACTCCCCCCCTCCCCCCCAGCGTACGGCGGGTGCCGCAGATGCCAAGACTGTTTTTGAAAAAAGATTTTGTTAATATAAAGCCATCGTTAACCTACTTGGAGACATCGAACATGACTAAGAAATTTTTTGAACACGGCTACAACACATGTGAGCATCGCGATGAAAACGGCAACAAAGAATATACTTGGTACGAGTACGACGCGCGCGGGCTGGCGCTCGGTGGTCGCATGTGCCACCTGTGCTGCGACGAAGTCGAGGCGGACAACCGCAAGCGATACCGCGAGGATGTGTTCACTGATTCAAATTACTGGCATGATGAGGATCTAGAGCCAGCGGCCGGTGTTGGTCGCGATGAGTTCAGTGGATACTAGGAGCAACGGCGGGCTGAATCAGCCCGCCGTCTTTTTGTGCCCGCGTCCCTTTGACAGCAAAGGCGCGCAGGCCGCAGAACGCAAGGCCCGCCAGTGGATCATGGCCCGCGAAACACGGTTTTTTTGACAGCGACGGCGCGCAGGCAAGGCCCGCAAATGAAAATAGAACGGCCTGACACGGTACACGGTGCAAGAAAAACCGAAACGGAATTCTGCGAAATTCCAATAAATCCGAGGAAATAGCAGGGAATCCCATTTCTGCAAATTGGTTTTTTATTGTGCGGGCTGGGATTATTTGCAATACTGTTTTAACAACCCATAACGAGGAATCTAAACCAATGCAGATGCAAACGAGATATATAAAAAGCCGCCGCAAAATGGCGGGTTACACGTTTAAAGTGTTGAAGCCTGTCACCAATAAGAAGCTATTAAAAGAGGTCATAAAAGGCCGATTCAAAGGTTATCGCGTCCACACTCTGACGCTAGAAGAGCGGGCAACATGCCCCGCAACATGTCACCATCTAGAGTCTTGCTATGGCAATAACATGCCATTCGCACACCGGCTGGAACATGGTCCGGAGTTAATCGCCAAGATTGACGACGAATTAAAAGCCCGCCATGAAAAGCTGACGCTGGTTCGGTTGCATGTTTTGGGCGATTTTTGGTCGGTCGAGTACGTCGAACAATGGGGCAGGTGGCTGGATGATCACCCGAAGCTGGCCGCATGGGGCTACTCGCATAACTGGCCCGACAGTATCATTCCATTAGAACGCGACATTGGGCAAGCCATCCAACGGGTGAAGGATCGGCATCCTGACCGGTTCAGAATTCGCTGGTCTGATCGCCCTGATTTGCCAGACAGTGCCAACAGTGAAGCGTTAGCGCAGCCGGTAAAAGGTGAAAGCTTGATTTGTCCAGAACAGGAAGGCAAGACCGGCGGTTGCGGTGATTGCGTCCTGTGCTGGGAAATGCCCGCGCGGAACATCATTTTTAAAACTCATTAACAGGCGGCGGCGTTCCCTTGGGACGTCGCGTTTTTTTCATGCCCAAAATTTCAACCGCATCAGATCGCAAGGCCGCAGATATGTCTGAAAGCGCGGACGCGCAGACAGGTTCCGGCCATTTGTCACGCGGGCCGCAGAGCGCAAGGCAGTCCGCAGAGCGGTACAGGAGCGCAGTCTTTGCCCCCTCTTCTCGCAGCAGGAAAAACGACGCCCCGCCGCATCTAGTGTGCGACAGGTGCCAAGCAATTTGCGACTCGGCAATCCGGACACGGTTTTTCTTTATGACCTTGAGTTCAAGCCAGCACGGCACACCATCGATGACCAAATACACGTCTGGCATGCCAGTGCCTGTGCGGTTTTCAACTCGATTCCAGTGGGATTTCCTCGGCAGGTGCTGCTTGAATGACTTCCAGAGATTTTGTTCCGGCTGGGGCATGTTCGATCACTTCGCCTTCTATGAAGGCCGCAGGGTGGCTTTTTCTAATCTCAGCAAGACGCGCCGCTATCTCTTCGCGGGACAGTTTATCAAGCTGGTGAGTGTGGTTCTGTTCGCGCCTGTCGATGGTCAGACCGCCAAGCGCAGACCTGATCTTCTCTGCGTTGATCGCCGCAGAGAATTGTCCGGATTCTTCAGCACTGCGGGACAGTTCGTCCAGCCGTTTCAATTGGCCAAGAAGCGTGACGCCGTACCGGCGTTCTTTTTCTTCGCGCAAATCTTTTATCAATTCGACAACATGTGGATAATCTCGGCCATTCAAGAACAGGCTAGCCGTCTTCGCCGCCTGACCTTCTGCATAGCCAGCCTTACGAGCGCATTCCGCGTTGGAATAAACACCCTCGACAATATAGCGGGCAAATTCTCGCTGGCGATTATTCAAACCAGCGGGTCTACCGGCAGATCGTTTTTGCTTTTCCATTCTGCCATTATAGTTTCTGTCATATTTTTTAAAAGACTATTTACTAAAATATGGCTGGAGGGTCTGACTCCGTGTAACCAACGTAACGAGGGTGTAACGAACACATTGTTGCTGACCAACGGTTACAGAGCACTCGTTACGCCGTTACGCTCGTTACGCCACTTTTACAAAATAAAAAACAAAAACAAAAAAATATGGGGGAAACTGTATATAACCGTTTTTTCTGTTTACATAGCTGGGATGTTGTGGGAACATTCCTAGACATCAACGAGAGGAGACTTCTAAATGAGCAGAGACGATATCATCGAGAACGTAAAGGACGCCAAGTTCCAAATCGAGTTCATGGCACTAATGCTCCTGTCTGACAGGACAGATGAAGCGGCGACCGCATACGAGAAGGCACTGGCCAAGCTGTCAGAGATTGTAGGAGACGCACAATGAACCGTGATCCGGCGACCAAGATTCAGTTTGTCTGCGACCAGTGTGTTGGGACAGGTTACCAGCCGGTCAACAGCTATGAGATTGATGCGTGTCCTGAGTGCGACGGCACAGGTTTGATTGATCATCTTCCAAAGCGTCACAGTTATTACGACGACATTCTATATGTGAATGGCGACCGTTATCAGAAGGTGGGTTGAGATGAGCAATGATCTAAAAACCGTGCACGGCAGTCCAAGGGACCGTGGATCGGCGGACAGGTATTATGGTCGGCGTTACAACCCGCATTGGGAGTGGTACAGCGATCATGGCTGTCAGCGCATAGACTCTGAGCACATGACTGTCGAGGAAATTGCCGAGTACAACGAGGGCTGGCATGGCGAGACGGGCGAGAAGGTCTGGTCTGATCCGGAGCCGAGGGAGGACTATTGAAATGAAGACGTATGAAGTGACGATTCGCGCGACGGTGACGAAGACGTATGAGGTTCGTGCTGTGGATAAAGAGTCAGCGGAGGATTTGGCT